TCAAGCCTCGCCTCAACAACAAACAGACCCCCGTGCAGAAAACTGGGCAGAGCGTAATGAGTGGTTTGGGGAAAATAGACCCATGACTTTGGTGGCTATGTCGGAGCATGAGACCTTATTAGAAGAGGGATATGACCCATTAGGAGAGCCAGATTCTTATTATAATGAGCTTGATAAGCGTATTGGGGAGGCATTTCCTCATAAATTTCAAAAGAATAAGAGAAGAGCTACCCCCCGTGTTGCAGGAGCAAGTAGAAGTACAATTAATAAAAAAGGTAAAAAAGAGGTTGTACTTACAGAATCTGAGGTTAAAATGGCCGATAAGTTGAATGTACCGCACAAAAAATACGCCGAACAAGTAGAGAAGATTAGGATTAGGGAGCAATATTCATGACAGATAACGTGAAAACCGATCAAAAAGAAAATGATCGTAGTCCACGCAATAGCCGTACAAGGGCTAAAAATAGTCGTCCACGAACGTGGGCACCTCCGTCCTCACTAGACGCACCGCCACCTCCCGAGGGGTTTATTCATCGTTGGATCCGTGAATCAGTTATGGGATTCGACGATAAGAAAAACATTTCGGCGAGGCTCCGCGAAGGCTTTGAGTTAGTTCGCGCTGATGAGTATCCAGACTGGGAAGGCCAAGTAGTAAATGAAGGTAAACACCTAGGAATTTTTGGTCAAGGCGGTCTGTTACTCGCTCGATTTCCTGAAGACTTACGTCAACAAAGAGAAGAGTATTTTCGTCGTAAAACATCCGATATGATGGATGCCGTTGATAATGATTTATTAAGGGAATCGCAACCTAGTATGCCTATCAGTAAACCTGAAAGGCAATCCCGTATAACTTTTGGGGGCGGTAAAGCTCCCGAATAATGAGGATCTGAGCTTATGGCAAATATAGATGCTGCTTTTGGATTGCGTCCATATAAAATGCTCGGTGCAGGTGCGAACACAAGTGGATTGGTCTCTTATCCAATTCAAACCGTAGCTACGGCTGGGAGTTCCAGTGTAATTTATCAAGGCACTCCTGTTATTCCTTTAGCTAATGGTATGATTGATATTGTAGGAGGAGCCACTGGTGGAACCGTGCCTTTATTGGGTGCTTTTATGGGGTGTGAATACACCGACTTAAACGGTACGCCTACGTTTAATAACAAGTATCCGGGAACTGCGGCTGTTAAAGCTAGTACCATAGTAACCGGATTAATTGCTGCTAACCCTGACCAGTTGTTTTTAATCAACTGTGATGCAGCAGCGGCAGATTTGATCGTTCATGCAAACGCTGATTTTGCAACAGCTACAAGTGGAAATGCGACTACATTTATTTCCACCGCAGAGTTGGCTGTGTCTACAGTTAATACTACTAATACTCTTAATATGAGAATTATTGGTTTTGAAGACACACCTGATAATGATGATGCTACTGTTGCTGGTCGTTTAGCGATTGTTCTTTTAAATAACCACTTCTATCGTTACAACGCTAACGGTACTGGTGCTGGAATCTAATAGGAGATTAGGATATGGCTATTTCACGTTCCCAACTCCTAAAAGAACTAGAGCCGGGATTGAATGCTTTGTTCGGTTTGGAGTATGACCGGTATGACGATGAGCAAGCAGAAATTTTCGATGAAGAAAGTTCTGATAGAGCTTTTGAAGAGGAAGTTATGCTTTCGGGCTTTGGTCAAGCCCCCGTAAAAGGTGAGGGTGCTGCGGTAACGTATGACACAGCAAACGAGGCTTATACGGCACGTTATACAATGGAAACTATTGCACTTGCTTTTGCTATTACTGAGGAAGCAGTGGAAGATAATCTTTATGATCGTCTTTCTACTCGGTACACTAGAGCATTGGCTCGTTCAATGGCTAATACCAAGCAGGTTAAGGCTGCGAATGTGTTAAACAACGCATTTGATAGTAGTTTTCTGATGGGAGATGGTGTAGAGCTTTGTTCTACAGCTCACCCGACTGTTGGTGGGGGTAACTTTGCCAACACGTTGACTACTGCGGCAGACCTTAATGAAACGTCATTAGAGCAATCTCTTATTGATATTGCCGCATTTATTGACGAAAGAGGCTTAAAAATTGCATTAAGAGGGATGAAACTAATTATTCCTGCTTCTTTGCAGTTTATAGCTGAACGCCTATTGGCTTCTAATTTGCGTCCTGGGACAGCAGATAATGATATCAATGCTACTAAGAGCATGGGTATGTTGCCAAATGGCTATGTGGTTAATCACTTCTTGACTGATACGGATGCGTATTTTCTCAAGACTGATTGCCCTAATGGGTTTAAACATTTTGTACGTACACCTATTAAAACCACTATGGAAGGTGATTTTGAGACAGGTAATGTGCGATATAAAGCCCGTGAACGATATACCTTTGGTGTATCGGATCCAAGGTGCGTATTTGGCTCTCCTGGAGCTTAATTAAACTGAGGATTAAAAAGGGCGGCATTATTGCCGCCCTTTTTATTTTGGGGTATAGTTCCCCCGTCACTGACTATTACATCCCGTGATAGACACTAGCCACGACAGGAGACACTTACATGGCTACTCATTTTAAAGGTCCTATTCTTTATTCCGCTTCCCGTAAGGGGCTTGAAAACCTGCAAGTTGGGGTTTGGCCTGATCAGGCGGTTTTTCTTGATGATTTCACCGGTATATTTTTTGACGCTACCAATGACTGGACGGTGGTAAAAGACACCAGTGCCGCAGTAGCTATTGCCGCAGATACGGCTACAGGTGTCGTGACACTTACTTCAGCCGCTACTACTGATAATGATGGCTCCTCCATACAGGGCAATGAGATTTTTCAGTTGCCCTCGACTGCTGGTGAGCAACTGTTCTTTGAGGCTAGGTTTTTTGTTAATGCCACCGCTGGCTCTGGTGTGGGGCAGATGGACGTGTGGGTGGGGCTTTGTGAAAACTTTGCAACGGCCCCAGAAAATGCTTTTACCGCTTCCAACCGGATAGGTTTTCAGCTAGACGATGGCTCCTCTCTTACCCGCTTAATTACAGAAGCCAGTGATACTGAGACTGAGACTGAATTAGCCGCTGGCTATAATCTTACTGATGGCACTTATGTTACCCTCGGTTTTATAGCTACCAAAGGTACAACTACTGATACGGTTAAGTTTTACCATAACCGTAGTTTGGTAGGCACTCATACCACTAATGTACCCACTACTTTGATGACAACGGCTGCTGTCGAAGTGTCTGGGGATGCTACAGGTACTAAGAGCATGAGTGTTGATTACATTATGGCAGCAGTGGATAGAGGAGTTACCTACTAATCATGGCTACTAAAAAGAAACGTGCCCGTACTGGTAAGGGCACGTACCGTGGAGATGATCCTTCTACCCCAAATAAAAATGAAGCATGGTTAGAGGAATCTGCTAAGAAAAAAGCACCTGTTAAAAAACGCCCCTCACCTTTTTCTGTGCCCCCTTGGAGTGCTGCATATAAAGCTATGGTGTTGCGTGGAGAAATTAAAAGCTAATTAAGTGAGGAGTAATGTATGGCAGGTTCAGATGTCCAGAGTACCTTTATAACGGCAGATACCGTTGTTTTGGATGCCGATGGTATCACCACTACTGCAAGTTTAGGTAGTGGAGGAACACTTACTATAAACGGAGCTTTATCCTCTGGTGGTTCAGTGACGTTGAGTAGTGGAAGGCAGGTGACTGTTACCTCCGCAGGTAATGACACAGGCATAACTTTTACTGTTACCGGCACTGATGTAAATGGTACGGCCCAAACGGAAGTTTTAACAGGAGCCAGTGCAGCGGCGGTTACTAGCACTAAGTATTTTTTAACGATTACTGAGATTGCTAATAGTGCCGCTAGTGCGGGTGCGGTAACAGCCGGAATTAACGCCCTTGCTGCTAGTGTAATTTTTGCCGGAAGAATGCGCCTACGCGCTGTTTGGGTAAAAGATTCAGCTACAGCGGGAACCTTGGAGTTTAGACAGGAAAGTGCGGCAGGAACAGCGAACTTAAAATTCGACACTATTGCCGTTTCCACTTGGGCCTTTAGGGATAATGATATTCCCGATGAAGGAATTTTGTTTGTGAACGGTGGTTATGTGCAGTATACCGTAGCAACCTTTGACACATTAACCGCGTTCTATAATTAATCCTTTTACGAGGAGGTATTTATGCCTTTAGTGGATGGTAAGCATTTTCCTTACACAGCAGAGGGAAGAGCAGCAGCCCGTAAAGCGGGAGAAGCCAAGGCCCAGCGTTTGAAGGATGGTGGAGAAGCCGCGGCTGCAAGCAGGGCGGGGTTTGCCAACTCTAAAGCAGGAAGAACAGAATATGCTAACAAGGTATTGGGGAATCCTAATGCTTCAACTAAGATGAAGCGTAAGGCTAATTTTTACAAAAACTTTATTGCATGAGGGCAAGATCATGGCTAGAAAAAAGATGGATAAATCAGTTCGAGTGAATAAGCGACGGGGCGGTACGGCTAGTGGCAGAACTGCCGCTGACCGACCATCTATGGCGGGTACCGGTCATAGCGCAGCTAGATATGGCGTGAGAAGACAGGCCGCAGCAGCTAGAAGACCGCATGTTGACCCCGGCCCACCCATGGCTCAATGGAAGGGAAAAAGGGGTGGTACGGCTGGTGGCAGAACTGCTGCTGACTCTGCAAAAGCTGCACAAGCTGGTAGCACTAGCAGAGGTAAAGGATTAGCAAAGTGGGGTGCTGCTTTGACTAGAGGAGGACGGAGACGGGGAATGCAAGAGGGTGGTCTGGCTGGTGGTTCGCTGTCAGATTTAGGTTTCGGAGGAGGCGCTCCCGATATTCAGCCAGATCTGAGTGGTGTAGCAGAGGCTATAGGAAGAATGCCTTCTGAAGTTGATATGGCTTATGAAGTACCTATGTATGGTGAATATGGTGATCCTTCAATGACGGGAGGTCGGACAGAGGGGTACATACCACGGCATCCAGGAAATGCTTTGGGGTCTCAAAATGCTCCCCTCGGTGGTAGAAAGTTGATGCAGGAACCTAGAGGTATGCGGCATGGTGGTATGGCAACAATGCCTTCTAGGAACACCACTGTAAGAGGACCGCATGGTGGTACGGCTACTTCTAAAAACACCAATCAGCATAAGCTAAATGCTATGGGTAAATTGAAAGGGCAATAGATGGCACTCTCCGGTTCTACTGATTTTGAGCTAGATGTTGCTGACTACATTGAAGAAGCATTTGAAAGATGTGGGTTAGAAGCACGGACTGGTTATGATTTAAAATCAGCTAGACGCTCTTTAAATTTGCTTCTAGCTGACTGG